CGTTGAGGGATTTATCCACAACAGTCAGTATCCAGCTCAATCCAATATTCTTCCATCAGAATGGGGTGCAATTGGTAACTTGAGATTCTTGGTCTCATCAATTGGTTCAGTAACTCCAAACTCATCAAATCTTGGTGCTGATGTATTCAACATTTTCTGTGTTGGTTTAGAAGCGTATGCATGTATCGAACAAGATGGATACTCTGCTTCCTTTATCTATCGACCACCAATCTATGATGGACCATTGGCTCTTAATGCCAGCGTTGGTTGGAAGATGGCAGAAGTTCCACGTATCACAAACGATCTTTGGGTAATAAATCTCCGTTGTACTCAAAGCTCACCAGCGTAAGAAAGGATACAAAATGGCATACGATACCGTCGTAACACAAGGTACTTTTGTTGGTACTGGTTCTACTGTAATTATCCCCGTTCGATCTGATATAGATTGGATGTCTGTTTATAACTATACCCAAATTGCAACACCAGCTGACGTTGGTTTTCAATATTATTGGCAACGTGGTATGCCTATTGGTGGTGGATTGATCTGGACTAATCCAGCTGCACCTACCTTTGGGGCATTAGCTAATCCAGCTGGGTTCACACTCATTAATACTTCTATTCCATTTCAAGTGGTTTCTCCTGCTGTTATTACGGATATTTCAAACGCTAATCCTCCAGTAGTAACATCTGCTGGCCATGGATTAGTAACGGGTGATATTGTTCTTATTAGCTCGGCAGTTGGTGCTTCTCAACTTGGTGGAATACCATTCTTAGTTACTGTTATTGATGCGAATAACTTCTCATTAGTAAACATGATTCCAATTGTTGCGGCTGCTGCTCCAGGTGCTACTTCAAGAGTTCGTAAGATTGGAAACGCTACATACTGGAATCCGTATGTTTGTATCATTACTAACATGACGGCTGCTGTTAATGCTGTTGTTACGTTCTCAGCACCTCATACATTCCAAACAGGTTCTCAAATTAGATTCCAATTCCCATTCCTTACGGATGGAAGTTATGGAAACTATACCTCTTTGAATGGTAATACTGCCAATATTATCGCAACTACAGCAAGCACAATAACGCTTGATATTAATACTGTTGGACTGGGTGCATTCACATTCCCTGTTTCAGCTGATGGTGCTTTCGGTTATACCCCTGCTCAAGTCATCCCTGTCGGTGAAAATACCGCTACTGCTCTTTCCTTAGTACCTCCAACTTCAACTCTTGGAGATGCTCAAGTAAACGTTGCAATATTGGGAATGAAACTTGGTGGTGGTGCTAATACTCCTGGGGGCGCTAATGCCGACCTCATGTATTGGCAAGCTGGTAAAGCGTTCTCCAATAATGGAATGTAATTGCGGTCAAGTTGGTAAAGCGTTCTCTAATAATGGAATGTAATTGTAATAGGGAGGGGTTTTCCCCTCCCATGAATCGATTGAAAGGAGATTCTGATGAGTGTTGCGAAAAAGACTACCCTCGAAGGTAACAAACCAAAACCAAGCCTTCAACATCAACGCGATAAAGATCGCACCAAAGTTAAAGGTATGTTCAAGTTTTATGAAGTCCCCGGTGGAATGCTTTCATTTGTATTCCGCAAGTATAAAGGCGATCCAATAGAACGTTTTGATCTACGTGATGGTGAAATTGTCACGGTTCCGCTTGGTGTTGCAAAGCATTTAAATACCTCTGGATGGTATCCAATTCATGCTCACTTGCTTGATGAAGGCGGTAGACCCGTTATGCGCGTTGGTCAGAAAGTTCACCGATACGGTTTTCAAAGCTTAGAGTTCATGGATATCGATGAAGTTCCAACACAAGTAAGTGAAATCGTTGTCGTAACTCCTATGGGATAAATATATGGTTAACAGTTATGCATACGTCAACCCTGTTTATAGTAATCCCAAGAGAATTATACAATCGATGACAAATTCATTTCCTGTGACAATCACTACAACATTTGTTCATGGTTATATGAATGGTTTAATCGTTCGTCTTTTTATTCCTGAGAAGGTGGGTATGCAAGCTGCTAACAATTTTTACGCACCTATTGCGGTTACTGGCCCAACGACATTTACGATGCCTTTGGATACTACAACATTTGATCCATACGATGTTCCGAATGTTTGGTACATACGAGCATATGGTCAGACGGTTCCGATTGGTGAAGTTACTGAGACTATATACCTTGCGAATGTAAACATTTTATAAGCGGCAATTCTCGGAAAAGGAGGAGTAATGCCAGATAGTACATTATCTACACTTGCACAGATTCAGATCAAGGTGAGACGTCTTACCAGGACTTTATCGACGAACCAATTGTCTGATGCTGATCTGAATAATTATATAAATACATTTGTTCTGTATGATTTTCCTGAATCGTTACGTTTATTCGATTTGCGGGGAAATTTTACTTTTTATACGATACCCAATCAAGACACTTATGGGACATTACCTATTCTTCCTGGGGAAGTAAATCCTCTCGCGAATTTTATAAATACAATAATTTCGATACATGAACCAGTTTTCTGTAATGGTTATCCTTTATTGTATACCCAAAGTGAATCACAGTTTTATTCATTGTATCCACCCGTAAACCTTAATATGCAGTTTGCAACGGGTGATGGTGTAACCTATGTCTTTAATGGCAACTTTAATAATTATGCTCCATTTTTGCCTGGTACTATTCTGATTGCGACTGTTGATGCTAATGGGAATGCACTTCAAATAAAAGATGGGCTATCTGTTCCTGGGGAACCTAATATTGGTCAACTTTTTGCTGCAGTAGGACCAATCGCAGCTCCAGTACTTATTGGACCGTATGGAACAATTAACTATCTTACGGGTGCATTTACTGTTGATTTTACTCTTTTTGGTACTCCCCCAGGAAATGGTCAGAAGATTTGGTTTAATGGTCTTCCTTATGTTGCAGATCGTCCTAATACGATTCTGTTTTATAATTCTGTTTTTAAAGTGAGACCGGTTCCAGATCAATCATATCCAATAAAACTTGAAGCATATGTTCGACCTGATGAGCTTCTAGCAACTGATCAACAACCAAAACTTTCTCAGTGGTGGCAATACATTGCATATGGAGCTGCTAAGAAGATTTTTGAAGATCGTATGGATCTTGATTCTGTTCAGATGATCATGCCTGAGTTTATGAATCAAGAATCGATGGTATTGCGCCGTACACTGTTGGAATTTACTAACGAACGTACGGCTACAGTTTATACCGAACAGACTGCTGATGGTGTTTATGGTAATGGTTACGGTTGGAATAATAGTTAATCGGGAGATAATATGGCATATCAACAAAATATACCTCAACCAACAGATTTACTTTCTCAATCTCAACAAGATATTTTGGGTAATTTCCAAGGTATTTATACTTTAGTAAATGTTAATCATGGAAACTTTGATACTGCTAACCAGGGTAAGCATCTTTTTGTCTCATTACCTGAGCAAGCAATGGCACCAGGAACACTTGCAGATGAAGCAGCTATTTATTCAGCTGTCGGTGTGGGTTCCGGAGTAACTGAGCTCGTTTTCCAAAGAGAGAATAACGGCCCAACGTATGCATTTACTGAATCTGGTAATAACGCACTAGGATGGACCCGTTTACCTTCTGGTCTCATGATGAGATGGGGAGTTCAAACGGTTGCCGCTGGTCCACCACTTCATACATTCGCTAATCTTTTTGTGGCAGCTGGTTCATGGCCTGGCTTCGCGACAGCAGTATATACCGTACAAATTACTTCAATACCATCTCCGGCTCCAGCTGTAGATAGTGGCAACATGGTCTTGCTTTCTTCTTTTACTGTGACTGATCTTTCAGTTCTTTCTGTAGTGCGTGGTGGTGCTGCTAATACCTTTGGTGCATGTTCCTTTAATTACCTTGCAATCGGCATTTAATGAAAGGAAATTTTATGAAAGGAGATTGGTATGCCATTTGACAGATTCATGATCGCTCCATTCAATTCAGGTATTCAAGCTGATATGAAACCATGGTTAATTGCCGAAGACGCATTCCAAACACTTTCGAATGCCTATTGTTGGCGTGGTCGTATCACCAAACGTTTTGGTTCAGAGTTTGTTGGAAATGTTGGAGATACTTCATTGCAGTCCCCCCTTTTTAATCGACTAAGAATTTTGATTGGTACAACAAGCAATGTTGGTAATCTTTCGGGAACGGTCCCCGGTACTTTATTTGCGCAAGGTCAATTGTTTTCAATTGGTGACGTTATTTATACGGTATCTAATTCTGCTGCTGGCGCTCAAGCAACATTACTTTCGACACCAGGCACCGTTACCCATACATACAATATAACCAATGGTGCATATGTATTTGTTGGTGCTCCCATCAACACTCCCGTCTATTTTTATCCCGCAGATTCTGTTCAGACGATCACTAATTATGAATCTGGTTACTTTAATGATTTTCCTGCTATCGCGTTTGATACTCAATTTGCATATATCTTTGCGGGTGGTGGATGGAATCGATTGGGAACTGCTCAATGGCATGGTACAAATCTTGATTTCTATTGGTGTTGGAACTGGGTAAGTGAAGTTAATCTGACATTACTCTTTATTTCTAACTTTAACTATACGCTGGGCGCTCCAGGACCAAACGATGATCCAATGTATTATTATGATGGTGCAGTGTTTACGGTGTTTCAACCACTCTTTTCTAATGCTCCCAATCAAGCGATCATAACTGCTCAGCTTATTGTACCATTTAAGAACCGTCTTCTTTTACTTGGGACCGTTGAACAAGATGCGGGTGGTAATAATGTTCTTTATCAACAACGCGTTCGGTACTCTGCGGCTGGTTCTCCTACAAACGCTGCCGCTTATATAGAAAATGATGATGCGGGATATATTGGTGGTGGATATGTTGATGCGACTACAACTGATGCAATTGTATCTCTCAACTTGTTTAGAAACCGTTTGATCGTATATTTTACGAATTCTGTATGGGAATTAGTCTATACAGGTATTGATACACTTCCATTTGCATGGCAACAACTTAATTCTGAACTTGGGTGTGAATCGCCCTATTCGGTAATTCCATTCGATCAATTCTCCCTTGCAATGGGATCTGTTGGTATACATTCATGTAATGGTGTTCAAGTCCAACGTATCGATGATAAGATACCAAACGCTGTCTTTGAAATATTGCAAACAGCTCATGAACCAAGTCGTGTTAAAGGTATTCG